TTAACGCCGTGTTGTGCATCTGCAAGCGTATTGGCTCGCATTGATTGATATGCATCATCATTTGCAGTGCCGTTTGCTGTGGCCGTGAATGAATCAACCGCTTGTTGCTGGTTTGCATTATAGCCGCCGTTATCAATGACATTTTGGAATTGACCCGATAAGCCTTGACCGCCCATATTGGCGCTCGCCATTTGATCCAAGCCACCATAAGCCGCTGTCGTTTGATCTGACCAAGGTGTGACCGTTGAGCCTTCATAGACCTCTGCGCCCGTTCCTGCTTTAAATAACTCGTCAGCTTTTGCCATGCCTGTTTTCATATATGGCTGCGCTGCATCCCATGGAGCTGCATTGCTTGAGCTTGTTGTTGTCACTGGTGCTGGTGATGATCCGCCGCCCATTTAAATATCCACTTCATAATTTGCGCCGATTTTCTCAGCTTTGGGAAATAATTTAAGCCAGCCCTTGCGGCCCATTGTAACTAATTGAGTTGCGCCATAATTCTTGGCAAACTGCGTGATATCTTCACTATATTTAGACACCCATTGATCCATATCTTTGCCTGATAACATCATGCATCTAAACGAATGCGGGTAATTAGGTGTATCAAACCGCCATACTGATTTTACAAGAATTTCACCATCGACAACCCACAAGAACAAGGAAGCCTGACCGGATCGGCACATTTGCCATAGGACACCGGAATTTAGATTTTCCGCATTACACCGCAGGCAAGCTGCTTGAAGATCATCTGCGACCAAAGGCCAGAAAGCATCAACGTGGCTTGTATCAATTATTCGTAGGCACATTATTATCGAACCTTGTAACAATTGGCGTAATTGTGATCATGTCAGCCGTGTCAGCCGTTGCCTTGAAAATATAGCCCGAACGCAATCGCAAAGGCATTTCCGTCTCAACGTGCGTTGATGTTGCAGCCATTGATTTGACGAACACAACAACGTCTGAGCCTTTGTTAAGATGGCAAGTCACAAGAACCGCGCTTGAATGAATATTTGATATTGTAAAGCCCGTTAAAATTTCTTGGTTATCGGTTGCCGTATGAACAGCCGTTGCACTTGTTGTTGTAAGCTCAACGGTATCAGTCTCTTGAAGNCCACCCACATAGTTTGCAGTTATCATTGTTGNCCCTCTGCTACAAAATCAGGCGTNATGCCTTTGATTGAAGTCCAAGCCGTACCCGCTGGAATATTAACTGTGAATTGATGCAAGCGCCCCGACGATCTAAACGGGATTAATCCAGACCGCGACGATGGTGCAACCGCCGTATCATTAACGATTGTGCCACCGTGATAATCCGACTGACCAACTTGAGCCGTGAAATTAATTGTATCAACTTCTGCACGAGCGCCACGAACAAATGACCTTGCGCCTTGTGATAGTTCAATTTCTGCCGTTGTTAGCGTTGCCGCCAATGGTGAGCCTGTGAAATATGCAAGCTTGTGATCTGTGGTAAACGCTGCAAATGCTGGTGAGCCACCTTTGAAAATACGGCTATCAAATGGCACGTCAATATCGTCAATAGTTGGATAGAGAGCGTCTAAGCTATCCCATGCGCTTGCAGGCGTTAATAATGCCGCCGCCTCTGTCAAGTCTTGATCTGAATGACACCATTTATCTAGTTGCCAATCATAGCCCAACAGTCGCTTTGTCCCGTTGATTGACTGATAAGACCACCAGACGATTTTTTCATATGGATCAAGAACAGCACGAACATCATAAAGATAGCCTGAATCCACCTCATTAAAGAACCATTCATCAACACGAGTTGCCCCGATTGGCTGGCCTTGGATGCCCATGTAAAAGCCATCTTTACTAAGATAGAAGAACTGACTGGGCCCGACATTGGCAACAGAATATTGCGATAATATCCCGCGCTCGTTGTTAGCCTCTGAAAACGTAAACGTCATTCCTGAATTTGGGGCGAAATTCATATAACGCATTTTATCGCGCTGCATAACTACGCCGCCAGTTTGGCCGCCAAAGCCGCTTTGAACTGGACCGCCATCAGGGAATGTCTGTGTGTCACTGCCACGCTTGCCTGCTGTCCAGAAACTTGAATCATTCAAGCCTGACCATTTGATCGTTGAATCAAACCCGTCTAAATATCCGCAAACTAAATAATCACCAGACACCCAAACCATGCGGCAAGTAGGCGAACCCGAAATATCAGCGAATGAACCTGATCCGGTAATATCATAAGATTGAAGAACGCCGCCCAGATTGGCTGCAATAAGATTGTTGCCGAATAGAGCAAATGACCATCTNTCACCAGTTGGGACCGCATAGCCACCAGCCTTGCTGATATCAACCCAGCTCCAAGGGCTTGTTGATGTNTCAAGCTTGTAAAGNGCATCAACAGTGCCTGCAATGATAGTNATACCACCATTAGNCCCTTGGATAAATCGAGCGCCTAGACACTCAGAANNNAGCGCNGCCGATACCTCAACAAGTGAAGGCATAGGCTTATGGCCATCAGCCGTGGGCAATACGTTTAATATGCCCTCACTCGCCATGTAGTTAAATGGTGATTTATCAGGCTCAAAAGATGGAAATGGGATCATTAAATATTTCCCTTGCCATCATAAATGCCACTATTGCCCAACATACCGACGATGTCAGGCGAAGGGCGAATAATGCCGCGTTTCTTTTGGCTTAGATGTTTTTGAGTTTCTTGGATAAATTCATCAAGCAATTGTTTAAAACCCACAACTTTGCTTGAATCTGAGATATAAACACCACCCCAAACAATAGACCCCGCAAGATAAACGTCTGGGTGATTAGTCAATAAATCGTTGGTCGGTGCTGCATCTGAAAGCGCAAAGCGACCACGATATCTAAGGCGAATTGAATAGGCTTGATCTAATGGGCGATCAAAAACCATTTTGTTGTTATCAAACATCACAAATGACGGATAACCTGACGTTGAATCAAATTCTTGTGTGCCAGCCGTGATAATAGCGATTTCATCTTCATCGCCACCATTTGACAGGAAAACCCCAATTGGCTCTATAAGGCTGATAGACGACAATGAAACCTCACGGCTATCAATTACGCCTGTTAGCGTTACATTCGTCTCCACGACCTCTAAAAGACGGTTAAACCGCGCCTCTGCTAGCGTTATGAAGTCAGCAGCCGATCCAGACACATCAGATCGATCCATCCAAGTGCTAATTGCTGTTTTTAACTCATCAAATGTGCTTATAGCCATGAAATACCCCCAAGAGAAAAGGGCGACCCGAAAGCCGCCCCCATTATTTATTTAAGCAGTACCAGACATACGAACGGCAAGACGATTATCAATCGCTTTTACGCCATAGAGAACATCGTATCTCCAACCTGCTTTATCTGTATCAACATCATAGTAAGGGATCAGACGAATGTTGATGCCTTTGTATGATTGGCGCGAACCGTTATTGACCGCAGGCGGGATAACCAACGGTGCTGACACGAATGCAAATGCATTTTTATGGAATGCCAAGCTTTGACGATAACCCGTGCCGCCTGTACCCATAACCGTAATAGCCGCATTATCAGCAGGGGCAGCAGAACAAGTTTTCTGTGAGCCGGATGTGATAATTGGAGGGCTAATTGTCAGCGTTGCAGGGCCTGTTGATGCGCCTGAATTAGCGTCAGCCATAACAACGAATTGACGCAAGAACGGTAATGTTGCTTTTGTCACTGGATTAACAGCGTAAACATTAGCAAGCGTGAACACATCACCTTGCTTCACGATACCTGTTGTTGAGTTTGTCCAGCCATCGGTCACAAGCGTTTGAGTGCCACTGTCTTTAGATGCTGTGAAAGCAACATCCTGAGAGCCGCCATTAACAAGAGGCGTACCCGTTGCAACGCCTACTGTGTGAGTAGGTACGTTTTGAGACATATAAGTGTCAAGACCGCCAATGTTGCCAAGTTTAGCCATGCGATAGGCTGATTTTGCAACGCTATCAACATTCAAGCTAGTTTGAGAACCAAGCAAGCCCCATTTATCCGCAGGGGATAGAACAGAACAAAGCTCATCAGATGGCACCGATAGCTCATCCATACGCTCTGGACCTTTACCAAAGTCACTAAACGAGTTGATAACTTCGCCAGGTGTACCTGCCCAGTTTGGAATGCTTGAATACAAAGCCATCAAATCCATGTCGATTTGGTTTGCAAGCTGAATCATTGCAGGTTTTAGAACGCGGTCACGGATACCAGTTTCGTTGATATCTTGTGTTAGTTCTTTGGCTGTAAATTCAACACCAACATGCTTTTGCTTGTTTACGGTGATTGAAGTTGAACCCTCAACAACATCTTGCTTGGCAAGTGCTGCGCCATCGGTCACAACAAAATCAGCTGGGCGCTTGATCGTGATGGATTCACCGACTTTGTAACCATTGATATTCTTGTCAAACTCTTTTTCGTAGTCAACATGAACCTTCTTGGTCATTACAAGTGTATTTTCAAGGATGCGGAGTGATTCTTTAGCAATCAATCCAACCTGTTTTTTGACATCATTAGCCATTTTATAAATCTTTCTTGCGGGTTATCCGCAGATTATTTGTATCGTTTAGATGCCCATGCATCATATTCAGCCATCGACATATCAGCAGGGTCCTTGGTGGATTGTCCTGATGATTTGGCCGATACTGTTTTTAATGGGCGAACCGTTGCAGCAGGGCGCGGTTGTCTGTTTTGCGCCTGCTTTAATGATTGGCTACCGAGATAAGCAAGATAAACTTCTTGATATCGCTGTGGTGTTGTCTCAGCTTCCAATTGCTCTATGGAATAACCAAGTTCACCCATTGCGAAGCCTTTTAGCTTCTCACCGATTTCTGGTGTCCAACCTTTGATGTTTGTTTTTGCATAATCAAAAGTTTCCTGAAGGCGTTGAGCAGTTTCGTGCTTCGCCTGTTCAGACCTTTGATTTGATACGTTATCAACAAACCCTTGTTGTTCTTGTTGTGCTTTGAGTAGATTTTCAAAATCCCATCGGTCTTGTTGTGCGCCAACAGGGTCTTGATTCATGTATTCACGCCAATCTACATTCTCGAACCGACTTAGTTCTCGATTTGTGTTGAGTAGATCGGCCCTTACTTGCAATTCATCTTGCGAAACTTGAACGGCTTGTTGCGCTTGTTCACGCAGTGCCTCTGTTTCACGACGAATTTGAGCATTTTCTTGTGTTTTGCGCGTGTAATCCGCTTGCATCAAGTAACCGTCTTTTAACTCAGATGGCACTTGATATATTTCGCCGTTCAATTCTACCTCTGCGAATTGCGCGGCGGCTTCAATGCCCTCTTCTTCTGTTGGCTCTGACTCACCTTCTGGTTCGTCATTTGCTTCAAGAATTTCAGGCTCATCATCATCCAGGCTTACAGGCCCTTCATCAGTCTTGATTTCCGTTTCTGGTGCTTGATCGATTATAGTTTCCTGTTCGGACTCAAGCGGGTTCGTTTCGTCAAGATTCATGACGTTGCACTCCTTTTATGGTTGGTGCGATTGTTTGCGCGTCTACCCTCTGCGCTTGGGATTAGTAGCCTTGCGGAATGTTGGCGTTTAGTCCGTTATAGACTTTCTCGCCAATCTCAGCTTGAACCTTCATGCGATCCGTTTGCGCTTCAAATTCATCAACTTTCAATTCACCTTGCTTATTTTGCATTTGGCTTTTGAGCTGTTGGTTTTCTTGCGTTAACTGCGCGATTTGCTGCTTGCCTTCTTCAATGGCTTTTTGAACTTCTGGCGGGATTTTGTTTTGATTAGTCGGATCAAGCTTTTCAAGCTTATCAGCGATTTCATCCGCGCCCTGCCAATCCATATTTCGAGCCAATGGTGCGCCTAGAATTGCCGCCGATTGTGGGAACGCTCTGACCATCTCAGTCATTTGCGCTGCCGCTTCTTCACGGCGGGNTGTGAATGACGGGCCAACATCAACGGCTAGGTCGTACTTACCAACCGATAGATCGTTGAAGGCCATTATGATTTCACCATTCCCGTCAACCTCTGGATTTCCTTTTTTATCAACTTGTGG